AACTAAAACTGAGGTAATACATGGAAAAATCGTATAAATCAGGAAACTGCCCAGAATGTGGGCATGAAAAAGATATCTCAGGATATCTAACCTACTCACATCACGCATGCGAAGAATGCGGACAAAAATGGTACATCACCGATTCAGGTGATACCAAGCTCGTAACAAGAGATTACGAGCATCATAGATTCAAGGTCTATATCCTCTACGATCCAGTAGAAAATCTATACAAACTCAGCGCTAACGCTAACCCGGAATCCAGCCGGCAAAATGCCGCTGAAGGATCCGGAAACCCGGTACAATTATTGGCTACCGGACTACTGCGTACCTATCAAAAACCATGGGAATGGTACCAGGACAAAAGAATAAAACATCCAAAAAACTTCCGTGGTCATCACGGATGGATGGAACCTAATCACACAATCTTCGATGCTATCGAAGGACTAAATCAAGACGAAGAATACTATTCTGTCGGCTGGTGGCAACTGCACCATGAAGAATTAGGAATAGCCTAAAATCTTCACATAAACTACATAAAACTTCATCGTACTACCATGTACTACCCTGCCATTATATGGTATATTATAGGGAGTACAGAGAATTACTAAGGAGTACGAAAATGTCAAACAAAACAACCGGCCCGGTGATTGGAAAATCAGCCTTCGAAGAAGAAGGAGCCGAAACCGCCATAGAACTGTTCATCAGGCAAACAACTAAGGCCTGCCAGGAACATGGAGAACCTCTACCCAATATCGTAAAGAACTATAAGCCGGGAGACACCGTGCTTTATAAAAGACCTAATTATGAACAGCAAGACTTCGATATGGTTAACAATAATGGCGACTAAAGACCAAATAACTATAAAAATACATCCTATTCTTAGAAGAAGAATAGAAGCCCTCGCCGAACAAGAAACGCGAGGAAACAGAAATCAGATGATAGAAATCATCTTTGAAAATTACCTGGGACTTAATCCCTGGAAAAAAGAAACAGAAACGGCAGCCGAAAAGGATGAACGTTTACAACATAAAATCTTCGAGGACGATAAATGAAAGTCCTAATCGCCTGTGAATACTCAGGCGCTGTCCGCGATGAATTCATAAAACTAGGCCACGATGCAGTAAGCTGTGACTTGCTGCCAACAGAAAAACCAGGGCCTCACTATCAAGGCGACGTCTTCGACATAATCGACGATTCATGGGATCTAATGATCGCTCACCCGCCTTGCACACATCTCGCCGTATCAGGCGCTAGATGGTTCAAAGAAAAACAATCAGAACAATACGAAGCGTTAGAATTCGTGAAAAAACTACTGGCTGCACCTATCAAAAGGATAGCTCTGGAAAACCCTGTCAGCATAATATCAACCCGGATCCGGAAACCGGATCAAACCATTCAGCCGTGGCAATACGGCCACGGAGAAACTAAAGCCACTTGCTTGTGGCTAAAAAACCTATCAATACTAAAACCGACTAAAATAGTCGACGGAAGGGAAGCCAGGGTTCACCTGGAGCCTCCCGGGCCTGACCGATGGAAGAATCGGTCCAGAACTTACACCGGCATAGCCCAGGCTATGGCCGAACAATGGGGAATTCCTTCCCCTATCCAACAAGAGCTCGAAATTTTCTAAAAAAATTCGGCACCTAGGGCTCCGCCCTAGAACCCAATACAACAGCCTTTAAGGAGACGCTGCGCGTCTTTTAAACATATCCGTACTAGCAGTACGGAGGAACGGCCTGACGGCCTCTGTAGTGAAGTAGGAAAGAAAAAATCTTTACATCACTACCCTGGCTGTTAAAAACTTTTACTTGTAAAAGAAAACTCGTACGAAGTACCAACAAAAAGAACCTAGGCGGGCAGCCGTAGGTTCCAACAAGCGAAGCGCGTTAGCTGGCCAGCAGGCCCAAACAATATCTCAACTCCTAAGGTACTGGCGACCTCATCCTTCAGCGCCAGGCCTTGACCTCTCTCCCCCCTCCCCCTCTCTCATCATGCAATTCACGGAATTCCATGTCAACACTAATTTGGTGTAAAGTCATTAAATAGTGACCAAACTAGACACAGATGCATAAAAGTGACATATAATTAGTCACAATCACCCGATATTCCGGGCAAGGGGAGCAATACCAGTGGAGAAGAAAGAAAAAGTCCAGTTCAGTCTTTATATGGACTCAGAACTGGCAGATGAAATAACTGAGATAGCAAAACAGGACGAAAGGCCTCGATCTCAGTACATCGTCAAAACTCTCAAGGAAAAAGTCCGAGAGGAAAAACTCAAAGCCGATCAGGCTTCATAGCGTAACTTTTGTTACGCTCACATAACTAAAATTACCTTGCCAATAACCTGGTTAACCAGGACAAGAAACGCGCACCATGTCCGGAAGCTAACGATAATTAAAAACGGGAAACGCAAAAACAACAGGGAAAACAAACTAAATAAAATCCTGGAGAACAAGCGTATAAACCCGAAAAAAATCATCAGCGACCAAGACAGACAGGAAGCGAATCTGGGCCAGGCGTAGCCGAGGCCCAGGGCAAGGGAGTGGGAATCCACTCAAAACCAAAAACTAAATAAATATCTAAAATAATCCTTCCGTTCCAGGGAAGGGGGACCTCTGGTGGATGGGTCAATCAACCTACTAGACAATTCAGAAATCACAGAATTATAATTAAAGCAGCAAAAACACACGGGATTACCTAATCGGGGCGTCTCCCGTTAACCGCTGTGTTCTGGAATATAGGAATATGCACCATGAAATTTGTCTAGTAAATGTACTAAACCCGTATGGACCAATGGCTCCTCGGAACCCCACGCATGTGGCGGCTGCATAGCATGCCGAACCCGCAAACAAAATGAGTGGAAAGTCAGATGTGTACACGAGGCCAGTTACTGGCCCGCTTCCTGCTTTGCCACTCTAACCTACAACAACGAAAATCTGCCGCCAGGCAAATCACTACTGAAGTCTGACCTTCAGAACTTCTACAAAAGACTGAGAAAAACTCTCTCAGAACAAGACCCTCCCAGGAAAATCAAATACTACTCAGCCGGTGAATACGGCGATCCAGTAACAAAAAATACTGAGGGCGACCGCCCGCATTATCACGCCATAATCTTTGGCGTATCAGAAACAGAAACAAAACTAATCGAAGAGACCTGGGGAAAGGGCTTCATCCAACTAGATCCAATGAATGAAGCAACCGCGGCCTATGTGGCCGGGTATGTCTACAAAAAATACTCAGATGATATACATCTGGAAAAATACGGCTATCGTGAGAAGCCGTTTCAAACCAGCAGTAACGGCATAGGCCGGGAATACTGCCTGGACAACTGGCAACAGTATAAAAGTCATGGATACATGACTCTAAAGGGCATTAAATATGCCCTACCTGACTATTACAAAAAACTGATCGGCACCGATCCAGATGTCAGGGACAAATTCATAGAAGAATCCACAAAGAAGAGAGAAGCCGAATATGCGGCTCTCGGGCTGGATTACTTCTCAAAAGAAGCCGTTCAAAAACGGCTGGAATCCCGTCGGCAGACGGAAAAAAACATAAAGGCCAAAATGGCCATAGAAGCCAGCAAAAAGCTGGCTAAAAACAAAGGGAAACGATGAGTTTCCCTCCTACGTTATACACAAGTTCTCTTATAACGTAGCACTGACACGAATAGTGGCTGTGCAAGGGGTATCTACCCCGCAAAAAAAGGAGGCAGAATGCCGACAAAATACTTTCTCGAAGAAGACTTTCTAGAGAAGTCAAAACGCGCTCAATTAAAAGAATCGCTTTATGCGATACGAGAGCGAAACGGTAAAATCTCAAAGCTCGCCTTCCTGGCGAAAAAAGACTTTGAAGCAAAACAAATATTCACTGAATATCTATTCAATAACCGTAAACACAAAATGAACGAAATACTCGTTCTATACCGGCTCGGAACTTACGAGCCAACTAAAATGAGTTTCAATTCAGAATTACAACCTGTTGAACTCAACGCGTCGGATGACGCAAATAAACTAAAACTGAGGTAATACATGGAAAAATCGTATAAATCAGGAAACTGCCCAGAATGTGGGCATGAAAAAGATATCTCAGGATATCTAACCTACTCAC